CGTGTTGAATCTGTCATCCCGGGTGTTGGCCACGGTGATATTAATCGGGCCATTTAAATCGTTATCAGTAAGAATTGCGTCTGACTCTGGCTCTATATACTGACCGGCCTGCATTACATACTTGCCGCTAGAGTAGACAAGCGATCCGTTCATAGAGCTCAGGATCTTGTTTATGTTCTGAGAGTGACTATCGGTCCCGTACAGGACGCCGTTACAGGTGAATCTCTTCTGAGTCTGCGAGTTTGGGATAGATACTAATGCATCTGAATAATCCGCTGAAGAGTGGACAGAGGCCCAATCTATTGCGGAGGACGGAACACCCATTCCAAACTGATCATCGATAACGTAGTTAGCCAAGCACAGGGCTGGGTTGTCTGACCATTGCCAGGTAGTGCTGTCTGAAAGCCTATGTGTAGAGACTCCTAGGCTTGAATCATACTCAGGCGACGTGCTGTCTTTGCGCGGGTCGTATATCGCCATGCCCTTAACCAGGGCCTTTATGTCTTGCGGGTTATACTTGTTCCAGATCTCTGCGATCTTTTCGTTGTCAGGGAATGAGAACTTAGTGGCAATGTAGGTAAGACCCTGGCCTTCATGATCGCTGGTCCATTTAAAGAACTCATTAGCTACAGGCTGGCTAACTGCCGTTTGACCGCCAGTGTACTTGTAGACTGTGACCAAGGTGGTCGAGTCTATCGGCTTGAAGATAGTGGTAGTGCCGTTTACAGCGCCACCCAGAGCGTTGCCGCTGTTTATATCAGCGTTAGGGATGATTATGTTGTCTAAGTAAATGTCTGTGATTGCTTCTGACTTATCACCCGTCAAAGCAATTACATGCCACAAGTCCTGGTTGCCTGTACCGCCAACTCCCATAAACGCTACAGGACCTGATATCAAAGACTCACCGTAAACTCGCTTAACTGGAGCAGTTGTCGATCTTACGGTTTTTTGCCTAGCATAATTAGAGTCTGGCCTTGGAATTGACATTTCCATAAGCTTTGACATACCAACAACGCCAGCAGTTATCGCGAGCGCGCCGGTGACAAAATACGTCGTTCCGCTAATGCCAAAAACCACTTCTATCATTGGCAAGGCAGTCATGACCAGATTGCCCACAAACATTATTGCTGTAATTATTGCATTCGGCATTTATTCCATCCGCATATTAGGTTTTCTTTGTCTATTTGGATGATACCGTTCTTACAAAGGCACAGTATCTTGTCACCAAGCTTTATGCCCATCAAATCACCAGTAGACATTCTTACTAGGCATGGATCTCCGTCGCTTAACGTCTTGCTTGGAGGCCCTAAAACACTCGACACCGTATGCTTCAGGCTTCCATTGCCTTCTATTATTTTATAGGCTGCAGCCTCGTCTTGATAGTTAAAAGACTCTAAATAATCTACGCCGGTTAATTCTTTTACCACAAACCCTGCCCACTGGCAGCAATCAGCATCGCCGTAGTCAAACCGTCTTTTCTTCCACTTGTTGGCAGCTCTTAATACGTCTAATTTCGAAGCCATCTTAATGCCTATAGTTTCCTGGTCCCCTCGGCTGGGCAAGATCTATATCGCCAGACGTTATTGTGCTGCCTTTCCCTTTCCAGTTGACCTTCACCCCTTCTACAAACGCCAGAAGGTTAAAGAACTTATCTCCGCTGTATCTGGATTGCTGCCAGGTATTAGTGAACATTAGGTTTCGGCTTCTTTGCAGCAAGGACAATTGCGACTCGCAAGTCATGGTTATCATGTCGCCCTGGTCTGACCCAACGCTTACAGCCATCTGGTCCATATGACCAGCCCATAACGCCACAGGATTCTGCGTGTTTGCTGGATTTGGCTCCTGAACAAACGCATCATCCTCATCCAATACGCCGAGATATATTGTCACCGGGCGCATATAGTAGTTTTCTTCTAGCGCCTGCTCGGCCAGCGTCGCATCAAGTAAGGACAAGGTCAGGGTTATAGAATAAGGCGAAACGTCTGTCCCCTCCTCTACGGCAGATATTGTCGCCAGGTCACCTAAGCCCTGCCAGGTCTGCCCGTCGAAAGTATATTCTCCGATTCCGTTATGTACATATAACGTCTGACTAGAAAACTCTAGCTTGGCGAATGACAGCAGCCTTACATGCCCTGCAGCAAGCGCATCTGCTACGGCTGGTGAGAACCCTCTGCTCATGCTAAAACGTCCTCCATAGCTTCTATAGTGATGCTACTAATACCTCCGACATCATTGCTCCATGACGGATTGTTTCCCAGAATGAATACACCTAGAACCGGGGGTACAACATCAGCGTTTGTGAACGGTGCGCTCGCAGCTGTTGTGTTCCTAAGCGGTGGCGCTATATTGACCGTTACATTTCCACTTGAGTCAGTGTTGTAGCTATCTGTCTCTGTCTGAGTGCCAGCATCCCAGTCGCTGACAACCATATGAAGCTCATTGCCGATCCTTAGATAGTCACCTGATTTCATGTAGCCTTGTGCGCTGGCAGGGCCGCCTGTCAATGACACTTCTGTACCTGACTGACTTGCTGCAGCGACTAAAGTAGAGTCAGCTCCTGCGCCTCGTCTAGAGTAAGCAAAGTCTCTTAACAACATCCTATGCTCTTGCCCGTTGAGGCGGCTTAGAAACGCTTGCAGAGTCGCCTTTGTAACGCCCGACACATTGTTGTACTGCATAGTACACTTCCAGAGAGAGCCCTTACGGGATGCTGTCTGCACAGCATTAGTCAAAGGCGACCGGAACACCCTGGTGTTGGTGACTAGCTCCCAGGTGCTAGATGTTGGGTTTATGTTAGGGAATATAAACTGGGTCATACTAGCCTTCCTCTACCAGCCAGGTCCCTGACCGTTTGTATGGTTGTTCTGCTTGTTTTCTCCATAGCCGTGCGGATCTTCTGGTCTACTTCTGGGCCTGCCCCGGTAGCGTCTACATTGTTTATGATTGTAATCCCAGAGCCGCCACCGTTATGCATGTCAGTGATTTTTTCATTGGGATGTAGCATCGCCATAAAACCGCCTTTTCCGTCCATCCCTCCCGATCTAGCGCCGCGGCCGGTAAAACCACCTCCTTCAAACGAAGCAACTGCTTGAGCCATAATGATTGCAGCACTGGCATAGCCCATGCCTCGGACTAGGTTTGAAGCCGGTATGGCGCCGAGACCGAATATTCCAACACCCATAGCAAGCATTTTTGCAGCAGCCAATTCGGCGCTTATGACAGCCTCTGCTGCAGCGAAAGACTTGTAGGCCAGGAAAGCAGTCTTCTGAGCAGCTGTGCCTTCAGCGAAACTGCTAGCCATCATTTGCAAACCTTGCAAAACGACTTGCTGACCAGCTTCTGCTATCTTCTGTTTCTTTTCCTGCTCCTCTTCAGCGATTCTCATCCTCTGTAGTGCAGAATCTCGCTCAATCATAGTAATCATGTCTTCGCGAGTACGCGTGGCATCGAAGAATGAATCGTCTAATCCTTTGACAAAAGTTAGCCTTTGATTCTCCTGCTGAGATATAAGCTCAAGTTCAGACAAGAATCCTGTCCTCATGCTCTCTAGCTTCTTCTCTGTTTTAAGCCTTTCTCTATCTGGCGCTGGACCGTCTATTTCAAGCCCGACCTGGCGCAACATTTCGCTCTCTCTCCTCATCCGCGCTCTTTCAGCTGCTTTGGCATCTTTTTGAGCCTGAATTGCGTCCTTGCCTTTTTGATCGGCAATCTCTTGCAAACGCAATCTACGGACCATTTCAGATGCCAAATCTTTTTCTGCTTGGGTGAGGCCCTCCATGTTTTGCAGTTGTATGCCAAGCATTTGGGCAGGCGATAACCCTTCCGCCTTTTGCACAGATTTTCTGAGGCTCTCGATAAATTTGTCAAAGCTAGAAGTCATGTCGTCCGTAGCTGTTGCTACTCCTGGAGCGCCTACCTGACTAAAGTCTTTAAGATCCCGTTGAAGGGTGCTCATTTCTATATGCGTAGCTCTGAACCTATCAATAAGACCTTTGAAATCCTCGTCAACGCCGCCCGTCGCCGCTTGAGACTTTTGAAGTTCGTTCAACATCCCCATCACAGCTTCTCTGCCGCTATGAGTAGTTATATCTAAAGAATGCAGGCTTTTATTTAGCCTGTCGTAATCTTCTTTTTGTAGTCCTAGAATTTTATGAGCCTCAACAACATGCTGCTCGTATCCAACTTGGGCTACAATAACATCATCAAAACTGTTTACTGTTTCAGATAAATCTTTTCGCAGCTCAGAAAACCGTTCTCGTGCCGTTTCTACCGCCTGCATACGCAGGCTTTCAGCCGCTGCTGCAGAGACTGCCGCAACTTCAGCGAGAGCGCCAGCATACTCAACGGCGCCGGTCTTGCCGTCTTTCTTCATGAGAGAGGCTAGGTTTTTTACCTTCTCGTGCAGCTCGTCTACCTCTTTCCCACTGCTGATTAAACCAGGAAGTAGCGCGCCTGCCAAAGCCCCAGCAACAGCACCAACAGCACCGATTATGGCGCCCGTAGGGCCGAATAGAGATGCTACCTGGGCCCCCTGTTGGGTTAGGACCATGAGCGGATTTTGGCCCATCTGTAGCTGGACTGCCACATCCT